TACCAGCAACTCTGCCTGCTGAAGCCACCTTTTGTTGAGGCTTCGTCTTTACAGAAGACTCTTCAAACTTGTGCGGAAACTCTGATCTCATCATTCTATCGACTTCATTGTAATAATCATCAGTCTTTGGATCATAGCCTTCCTGTATCAACTTTTGATCAATGGAAAATGCAGCTAATGTCATTATTTCATCTTCACCAAACCATGAATTTTTTTCAACCCATGCCTCTTGCTTAGCGTCAAGTTTTGGTGGCGGCTGATACTGTTGTTGTGGTTGTTGAACATTTTGTTGTAAGTTTGCTACTGTTGTTTCTTGATCAAGCGCTACTTTTGAAGCATTTACCCTAGACTCCTCGACTGCAATTTTAGCTAATACGTCTTGAGCTTTTGCAACTTTTTCGTAATCTTGATTTTCATTTGCATGTTTTAGAGCTGTCATAGCTTGTGTTTTCTGTGCTTTGAGCCTGCTTTCAGCCTCTGTTAAGAAAGATCTATCTAACGTTGACGTTTTCTGTTTTAACATTTCATTCTCTTGAGCTGTGCTTTTTGCATACTCGTAAGCAGAATCACGGCCTCTTTCAGCTTCTCTCAACTTTCTCGTTAGAGTACCTATTCTTTTTTGTACTTTTTCTGAGTAGTCCTCATGCTGATCTTTCTTTTTTGTTTCTTCTGTATTAGATTCGTCCTCAATAACTGCTTCAGCCTCTGCATCCTCAGATTCTACAGGTGCTTCTGTGCCTTGTTCTTCTTCTACAGGATCAAGTTCTACGATCTCTCCTTCTTCAATCTCAGTTTCTTCAACTGCTTGTGTGTTTTCTTCTGCCATCTTTTCTCCTAAACTGCAAGAATATCGTCTGGATCAAGTATGGTTGCAATAACTTCATCATCGTTGATGATTCTACATTCAGACTCATCACCAAGTTTAAAGCGTGCACCAGCATACCTGCCAATCAATACCCATTGTTTCTCCTGACACCAAGGTTCAGCAAATTTGCTTTGATCCTTGTAACAGTCAGGCCCCATCTTTACAACATAGCCGACAACCGTAGCTAGAGATTCTCTATCTAAAGTTTGTTGTACTAAATGAATACCACCTTCAGTAACGCCTTTACCTTTATATGGCAGTATTAAAATACGCCAACCTGTAGGTTGTGGCATACGTTCTAAAATTGATTTATCAAGAAGTGTAGGATCTAATACACGTGCTTCCTGTGACACGTATGGTATTTCTGCAGTTACTTCTTCTGTGGATTCTTCTTGAATTGCTTGCGCCTTTTCGGCTTCGATTTCTTTTGCTATATGATCAGGAACCTGTATCTTCGATGTCATCTTCAATTACCCTTCCTAGCAGTTCTCTAAATATATTTTCTGCATCAGCGAGAGAACTGTAACGCCCACGCAGAAACTCGTATTGTGCATGATCTTTGCACCCTGCGAGCATTGTATCTGTAATGTCTTCTCTTCTTAGTTCTAGTTCTTTTAAAAACTTTTTACTTAACCAAGCCTCTGACATTAATAAACACCAGAAAACTTACCGCCAAATTCTGCGGCTCCCATTCCTCTAGCTTTACCTTTGCCCATACCAGGTTTTGGTTTGGTATTTGCATCAAAAGTACCAGCATCAGACTTTAAAGAAACACTACCCTTATTACTATAAGGATTTTTATTCTTCAAAGGGGTGGGGGTTTTCTGTTGATTTATCTCTGTTCTTTTAATCATGTGCCTAATTATGTGGCTCTATTTTTATTTTTGCAAGTGTTATTTTCTATTTTGCAGATCTAACATTTTAAAACGAGCTTGTTGTTCAAGCCTTGCTCTAGCTGTGTCATCACGTAAATCTGCAATATCTTCTTGCGTTGCAATTCTTTCACGATCCACTCTGGCACGCATTTGTGCTTCTTGAGCTTTACGTTTTTCCTCTTGTAAAAACTGTTGTTGTTCTATAGATAGCTCTTGTCCTTTCAGAGCAAGCTCTTGTTTTCTGATGGCAACAAGAGGATCTTCGTCATTTGGATTTTCAACCTGTTTACTGTATTCAGATATAAGTTCAGCCATAATCGGGGCTGAGAATTGCGCCAGTAAATCACCTGCTTGCATGACAAGTTGTTCAGCTTCTGCAGGCGATACCTGTTGTGCTTGTTGTTGTAACTGTTGGAACTGTTGCTGTATTTCAGGTGGCATCTGTTGTTCACCAAGAGCATCCGCTTTCATTTGTAAATGTTGCATGATATGTGAATGTATTAAAGCTTGCACTTGTGCGTTCATCTGCACAGGCGGTGTTTGTAATAAAGCAATATGCGATGCTATGTGTGCATCATGGTTTTGTTGACCAAAAGCTTGTGCTTGTTGTCCCAATAATAGTTTATTATTTTCAAACCCAGCTTCAGTTGGTTTTGGATCTGTTGGAGGTGGTGGTTGTAGTATTTTATCTATGTTGTCTACTCCTATGGCCGCATACATTCTTTTGTAAGACTCGTAAATACCACTCGGGCCATGTACCTCTGGATTTGATTGCACTAATTGCATCATCTCCTGTGCCATAGCTATTCTTTGCGACTGACTAAATATATCTGGGTTAGATACGGGGAAAATATCTACACGTTCATCAAAGTCATTTAATTTAATATTTGCCTGACCGCCAGCTATGGCATAGGGATACTCTGCTGGTAAGTATTCTTTAAACACCTGCGCAAGTAATTTAAACTCTTTTTTCTGTGAATTATGCAATCTTTTATGGATTGCAGATAAAACTTTGGTAGATCGCTCTAATAAAGCTAACGTTGTGCCAACTGGAGCGTTTGGATTACCTTGACCTGTGTTAATTTCGGCAATAGAAGCAAATTTCTTACCACCATCAACTAAAATACCTAACAAATTAAGCAGTGTGCCACTAGGCTCCTTAAATGGTAACGGCTGTATGGATTCACGCAAAGATCCGCCTGGTGCATCAACATCTCTAAACTCACCTGGCTGAATTGGTGTATCTTCATCTCTAATTCTTATACCACGAGTTTTAAAACCAGCGGGTAAATTAGCTAATGTGCCTGCATCAATAAGCTGTCTAAGTATAGAAGTTGATGCTTTGGACAAACCACCAATCATGTGAGTAAGACCAAACCCGTAAAAACCTAAACCAGGAAGAAACTTAAAGTGCACAAAGTATTCAATTTTGTTTTTTAAAGGATCATTTTCGACAAAATTCCTGCGAATTGACAAAACTTCATTAGAATTAGCATCAATTGTGACTATATATGGTAATTTTACGCCTGTAGGCATACCATCTGCATCTACGTCCTCAAAACCATCTATTTCTAAATTACAGTGAACTTCATACAACAAAGACACCTCACCTGTGTCATAAGATGGCTCCATTCCTGTTAATTTGTTGATTTCTTCTTTGGCATCAGAGGTTGTTTGCTCGTCATCGCCTGTTTCTATCTCTATTCTGCGATAAAAACCTATAGCTTGCAGTTTTTTTACCTCATTTTCAGGCATTTTCACTACATTTGTGATGCGAGGGCAAGTTTCTAAGTCCGTAGTAAAATAAGGAACTATCAAATCTTCAGGAGCTACAAATTTAGAAACTGCCCTGCCTAATCCTTCATCATAATATACTTTTTTAAATGCAGATCCTGCCAATGGCAGGTAAAATAGCATTTGATCTAATTCTTCATCAAATTCTTCCATGACATGAGTAATTTGATAATTCATAAATTCTTTGACTCTTTGTGCTTGTTCTTCTACAGCATCATCATAAGCACCTATGACTTGTGTTTTTACAGGGCCGCCAGATGGCAACAGCTCTTTGTATGCTTGAGCTTGGAAAGTGGTAACAGCTTCACCTAATAATGGGTGTATAACACCTGATGCACCTTCAAATGGCTCAGATCTTTCATCGTCAAACTTCATACCTAGATATTTCAAGCCATCTGTGTATGTTCTCTCCCAATCTTCTCTTGAAGATTTATCTTTTTCAATGCCATCCACTAATTGATTGGCGATACGCATAAGTTCAGCATCATCTAACAACTCTGCAAGGTTTTCAGCAAAGCCACTTTCAATAGGTTGTTGCATACTTGATTCAAGTATCGCACTACCATCTTCTTGCATAACAAAATCTGCTTCGTTTGCATCAGCAACAGCATCTAAGACGACATCCATACCTTCATTACCAAGTGGTATTTTATTTTCTTCGTTAAGTACGGTTGGATTTATGTCTTTTTCAATTGCCATCAGTAATATACCCTTCTAACTGGTGCTTTTTCTTCATCAGAATAGTCATCTTCTAGAGAAACTAAGCCACCTTCTCTAAAACGCATCAGAGCTTGAGTCATAGTATCACATAAATCATCATTTTTACCAAAAGGGAAAGACGCACATTCCTCAATCATCTCCTCAGCAAACTTGCGTTGTGGTGCATACACTAGCTGAGATTCAAAAATGGGCGCAACGGAGTGCATACGGGTAGATTTATCATGCCCTCTAGTCGGTGAGTAATTCACTACAGGTATACCTAGCCTTCTAAGTTCATGCGTTAATGGTGTGCCAGAAGCTTTGGCTTCAATTAGCGTCATATCTGGCTCCCAATACTTGTATTCGTTAAAAGCTATACGTTTGAGTTCAGGAAAATCCCATCTACCCTTTTGTGCATCCAGTAAAATTAAACAATCAGGTGAGTCTGGCGTAGGACGAAACACACCCCAAGTAGAAATAGCAGAATAGTCAGCATTTTCTTTTTTAGAAAAAGCAGTATCGTAGCTTTGGATAATGTAGCTTACAGGTGGCATTTCGTCATACTCCCAAATATTCCACCATTCACGCTTGATTATAGACCCTTCTTCAGATGTAGGGTTCTGCATCCACTGTGCGTTCCATTTTTGCACAGGTAAAGATGCTTTAACCTTCTCTAATTCAGTTATATCCCAAAACTCAGGCCATAAAGAATCATTGGTATCGGGAAAAATTGCAGGAAACTCAACTACCTCCCATTGATCTGCAGCTTCCTCTTTCTGTGCTTCTAGTAATTTTGCAGTAAGATCTATGGTGCTCCAACGTGTCATCACGACAATTATGGCACCACCAGGTTGTAAACGCTGTCTAGGGCCTGAAGTGTACCACTCCCAACAAGACTCAAGTGCGCTTGGACTCAAAGCATCCTGTTCAGAGTGCGGATCGTCAATAATTAATAGGTCAGCACCACGACCTGTAATAGCACCACCGACACCAGCAGCAAAATATTCACCACCTTTGTTAGTCTCCCACCGCCCTGCAGATTTAGAATCGGCTTGCAGTTCTACGCTGTCAAAGATTCTTTTGTATTCGACAGAATCCATCATGTTTCTCACTTTTCTACCAAATCTTACAGCTAGCTCTCCTGTGTGCGTGGTTTGCATAATTTTACGATTGGGCTGTTTACCCATAATCCATGCAGGAAAGTAAGTAGAACAAAACTCAGATTTAGTGTGTCTTGGTGGCATATTGACAATAAGCCTGTTAATTTTGCCATTAGCTACATCTTCAAGCTTTTGGGCAAAGATTTCGTGATGGCGACCACAAATAAACTCTGGCCACATTTGTTCCACGTAGAACAAGAAGCTGTTGTGACATTGTTCTTGTGTGTTAAGAGTTTCTAGGCGTTCTTGTAGAACTAAAGTTTCTTTGATCTCTTGGTCAGATAAATGGGCAAGCTTCATAACTCAGCTAACATAGCGTCTATATCTACACGTCCACCATCTTTAAAAGCATAGATGCCCTTTTTGGCTACAGCATCTTTAAACTCATCAGTAAATTTGAGATAGGTGCCGTCAAATTCTGTTAGCGTGTTATTAATTTTTGATTTAATGCCTGGTTTACCGCTTAGCCCTAATTCCTCTAATACTTTGTTAATTTCTTTTTCGCCTTGCGCATATCTCTGAATTACAGCGTCTGGTGAACCTTCCATCGCAGCTTGTGCTGAGCCAATATGTATGCCGTCATCCCCACGAGCTAAAGCTTCAAGTATGTTGTAACGCACAGGTAATTTCATAGTATTGGTAGTAGACTTTTCAAAGTAAGGGTCAATTCGGTAATTGCCAGAGCCAAAATTGTATGTATCTTTTTCAGGAATTATATATTTTCTTAACAACCTCGTGCCGTTATCAAGGGTTACTGAAAACGCTTTTTCGTCTGGGTTTATGACATCATTAAGGTAAGCTGCTTTAAGTTGATCTGGGTCATCGGGCACATTTGCATATTTTTGTCTAGGCACAGACCCTGTATCATCTAACATGTAAAATATTTCTTCTGGAGTTTTTTGCACAGATGCTTGATAAGGTTTATTTGTTGCAATCTCCACATCTCTTATATTGAGTTCAAAAGCGTCACCAACACGTGCCGTGGGACGTTCAATTGCTAATACACTATCTCGTAATTTTTTTTGTAATGCAGCATCTGGGTTTGCAGCTAAAATAGGATTAATTTGATCTACTGCTGTGTTGTATTTTTGTTTTTCAATAATTTCTTTTTTGATGCCTTTTGGATTGATAAAGTTTTTACTAGAGCCTACCTCACTTACAAAATCTGACTGCACTCTAAAAATGTCAGCATATTTGTCTTCTGGTTTCATATTTAATTCTTTTAAGCCTTTTTCTATAGTTTTTAGGGATTCTGGATTAAAAAAATCAACTCTATCAAGCGGCAAAGTTCCACCAGCTGAAGCATCTTTGATAGCTTCGTATCTTTTTAATGGCTTATTAGTGCCAACCCCATCAAACGCATAAGCTGTGTTGCCTGTAATTTTTTGAGGAATTTCACCTTCTCGATATATAGGCATAAACTCGACATCTGTATAATGTTTCGTCCTACCTCTTTGATCGCCAGCACCCCTTACAAAATAGAGTTTTTGTTGTTGTGTAGCCTTTGAGGCTTTATTTAAGTATTCTGCACTAGCGCCCTCAAGTTGACCAGGCGGTGCATTACGCACTTGTAAAGCATCTCTTTGCTGTCGAGCCATATAGTTATCAAGGAAGCCCTTGCTTATTTTTTCTTGCCCTGCAAGCTCAGATAATAGTTTTTGATTTGGTTCGTTAAACTGATCTAAAATATTAAGAATCCTAAGTTCACCTTCGGGTACGCCAGCTTTTTTAAAGCCTTCGATCCACTCATCAATGCTTGCATTATCAAGTTTACCTATTTTACCAAAATGACCATGTAAGAAGTTTCTTGCTTTGGATTGCATGGCAATTGTGCCTGTGGGGTCAAGTTGATATGTAAGCTCTGGAGCAAATTTCTTTTGAAAAGGAATCACTTCAGGTAGTTCTACTTCATCTACTACCTCTTGAACCTTCGGTGCTGAGAGTTGCAACGGATCGCCAACAGGGGGTTTGGCTTTCGTTGGAGTATCAAGTGCTTTTGCACCAGATTTCGTTACACCCCTAGCACCACGAAGGACTCTGAATAACGGAATTAAGCTAATGCCAGATAGAGCAGATAGGGATGTATTACCTAATGCACCTAGCAAATCATCTTCTTGAAGGTTTTTCTTTGCTCGTGCACCAAACTCTCCTACTTCGTAAACTGCAAGTGCATCTCCAACACCTGGAGAGAGACTAACAGCGATTTGATCAGCTATGGGTAGTTCTTCAAAGGTACGATACGCTTCACGCATCTTACCATCAGCTATCTTGGTACTAAGATCTGCTAGTATTTCTTTACGTGCAGCCATGGTAGGCTATTGAGATATAGATTCTAGAATATTGGCTATCTCCATGTCTCTATTGGACAAGGGACTGGCCGCTTGATTTTGAATCATGATTTTTTGTTGCTCAAGTTGATCTATTTCATTTACTAAATTCTGAGCACGTAATAATTCATTGTTTCTTACAGCCATTTCGTACTCTTTGTATTTATTTTTGATATCGTTTTCAATAGTAAATACTTGAGAAAAAGGTGGTCGTTCAGCAAATCTAGGTTCGTTGTCGGACATGGATATATTAGGTATAGATGGTCTTGGGCCTGGAGGTGGTGGACCTAACATGTTTTTTAATTTTTGAAAATCTCTGTTAGATAGAGTTCTACCAGCCTCTCCTAACATAACTCGCATATTTTTCATATGCCGAACATCTCCCTAGCCATTTGTAGCTCTTCCATAGTGATACCAACTTCTTGCAGAAATGCCTCTATTTGTTCATCAGAGGCACCTTGAGATACCATTTGTTGTAGAATTTTTATAATTTGCATGAGGGCTTGTTTTGCCTCTTCTTGTTCTGAACCTGATATTTGGTCAAGATCTGATTGCATTTGAGCTGGCATTTGCTGACCCATCGGAGTCCCTTGGTCGGGCATCATCACAGGGTCTACCTGCATGTTCATCATTTCTTCTTCCATTCGGTACCTCGTAGATAAAATCTGATATTAACATAAAAACAAAGACGATGACTAGCATTGTGCTACAAATGTATTTTGTTTGTGTTCGTTATTAAGCTTGTGTGTGTATATACTGCGTAGCACGATTTTTGTCCCCCACCCCTAGTAAAGATCCATTACCGACCGATAATGTGTGATCTAAAAGAATCCTAGACATAAAAAAAGGGACAACTAAGTCCCTTCTTTTCCTCCGATTATGTGGTTAATTATTTGTCTCAATCTCCTTAACAAAAACTCCTAAATCACAATCATGATCTTCATAGTCTTTATTTAAGATTTCGTAAGAAAACCCACCTGTTATATATAACGGATTTTTAATGCGTGGATTTACATTTTTTGCTTTCAAAATCTCAATAGTTTTATACTCACATCTTGTTAGCAAACATTCAGTAATTTCTATTATAGAAACTATTTCTTGAAGTATTCCACCACCCCATGTTTTCCTAGATTTCATCTGTAGCTTGTCACCTACTCTCATCAGTTCACCTCGCTCGGGTCTGGCAACTGAACTACGTTAACAGCTTGAACATTGTCATCAAGCATTGGTCTCAT